TGCCGTCGACCTCCACGCTGTCGCCGCTGCCGGTCGTTTTGTACGCATGCGCCGTCACGCGCACCTCCGTCACCGGGGAAGATGTTTCCACGCTGCCGCCGGTATAGAGCCGGTCAAGCGGGATCTCCGCCGCCTCGTCCGCCGCGAGCTTGCGCACCTTGATCCCGCGCGTGCCGCTGGTGTCGATGGTGGCGCAGATGGCAAATGCGATCTGCTGCAGCGCCTCGCGCTTCGTGCAGTCCGGGATGTAGCCCGTGACCTTTGCGTCGTCCAGCGAAGAGTCGTATTCCAGCGTAAAGTGCCCGGCGAGGATCGTCTGTATCAGCGTCTTTGCGGACGCGCCGGAATAGATCGCAGCCGCAAACGGCTCGCTATCCATGACGCCGAGGGCGTCGATGCAGGAAATATCATAGACGCTGACGCTCTTGCGGGAGGACGATTCGATGTAAAACACGCCGATCAGGTGATCCGAGTCATACGCGCTGACGGGCTGTTTCTGTTGGAAGACGTAGTCGATATCGTCCGCGCTGTCCAGCGAGAAGTCGAGCGTGTTGATCTCCAGATCTTCTGAAATGATGTTCAGGCCCTCCGTGACTCGGACGGAGCGTAGCTCTACCCGCTCGAACTCCCGGACGATGCCGAAGAAGATCTGTGAGATCTTCGCGTAGTGGTTCGGCAGGTGGGTCTTATTGATCTGCACGACGAGCTTGTTGTATAAGTCGACCTGCTGCTCGCAGAAATACTTGTACGAGTTCGGCGTGAAGGTCTTGCTCGCAAGCTGTTCTTCGCCGTTGTACCACATCAGGACAATCTCGCTGCAGTAGTCACCCTCCGAGCCGTCGAAGTAGAAGAAAATGCCCGGGGAGGAGAACTGACCATTCAGGGAGATCGTGATCGTCGGCGCTGCGTCAAACGTGCAGTCGTCGTTGCTTTGCACCGCGGACCAGAATGCGGCCCGCTGGTTCCCGAGCAAGACGCGCGTCCCGTCTAGGACCCACTGGTTCTGCTCGCAGGACGCCAGCAGCCCGGCGTCCGTGCCGTAGGGGAGCAGGGCAGGGTTCGCAAAGTCTTTCTTCGCCGTCGTCGTTACCGTCGACGCATCTGCTGCGCCGACCGCGACGTCTTCATATACCACTCTTACGCTCATGCCGGGGTCCTCTTCGGTTTCATGGCGACGAAATTGACGGTCAGGTTCTGCCAGCTGTTTTTCCCGGCATAGCTGGACGCCAGCTCGTCGTCGCCATTTGCAACATACGCGTCGAACGTCATGGTCGTCTGCGCATAGGGGACTGTCAGTACGTGGCTGTCTGCCGGTGCGGAGATCGTTTCATAAAACTCGTCGTATTCCTCGGGGTTCGATGTCACTGAATCAATTTCCAGGCTGTAATTGTAATAGGTGCCGATGATGTCGCGCGTCATTGCGCCAGTCATCACGCGCCCGGCATTGTCGCCGTCGAGCACGGAAAACGAACGTTTCAGACTCACGACGTGCAGATTTGGATACGCTTTCCCATCAAGGCTCAATACGCTTGTCATGTTCTCACCCCCGCCAGACGAACGCCAACGCGCTGCGTCTCGTCGTTGTTCGCCTGATATACCGCGCGGGCAAACTCGCGCTTATCGACCTGCATCACGACTGTAATGCTCCGGCCTCCCATGCCGCCCGTCTCATTCATGGCCTGCTTAAAGGCCTGCACCATCGTTGCCAGCGGCGTCTCAATATTTGTCCCGCTCTTCTGGTCGCCGAGAACGGCGAGAAATTCGCGGTTCGGGGGAATGACTGCGCCCTGCGCGAGGCGAGGAAGCGCAACGTTGCTCACTAGGGGAATGCTAATTCCGAAAGACCTACCACCAATTAGAGGAACCCAATCAGGGACCTCGAAATGAATGGTATTCAGCGCGGAGATTAGGAGGTTTATACCGTTGATGATAAAGTTTATCGCATATTCAACAGCGGTAATGATTCCATTCCAGATTCCCTTAAATATATCCTTTACGCCTTCCCACGCCTTTGTCCAGTCTCCGGTAAAAACGCCGCTGATAAACTCGATGATTCCGCTTAGCCACTGCTTTATACTGTTGAATAGGCCGGATATAAAGTTTCCGTATGTCTGGAAAATCGCCGCGAGCATGGGGCTTTTTGATTGTAACCATGTAATGAACATATCCCATGCATCTTTGATGGAGTTTACAATCGCGTTCCACGTCTGCTTAAGCCCTTCCCAAATTTGTTTCGCGCCTTCTGCGGCAAGCTTTAAGTCTCCCGTAAACACGCCCTTAAAGAATTTCCCGAATCCGTCTATGATATTTTTCAGGCCTTCGATGAGTTCTTCGCCATGTCCGGTAAAGGAAACAAGTGCAACCAGAGCGGCAACAAATCCCGCAATCAGGAGTGGAATCCAGCTACCCGTCAGAAGCGAAATGCCGATACCGGCGGCAAGTAGCCCCGCGATGATCGTAAGCGTATTTACTAAATTAAATCCATTTTCAATGACATCCTTGATTCCGACAACAAGCATAGCAAGACCGCCCACAACAAGCGCAATGCCTGCTGCTATCGGGCCAAATGCGATTGCAAGTCCGGCAGCAAGCGCGGCAAGCCCCGCAAGCATTCCGAGGAAATTTTGTAAATCAATCCCGTTCTTCCACGCGTCTAGCCAGAAATACACAAGTGCAAACGCACCAGCTGCTGCAAGCGCGATCCCGGCAATCTTGCTCAAATCGTTTGTAAACATGCTTGCAATTTTCCAAGCGAGCAGCCCGGCTGCAATCGCACCTACTAGGCCGAGAATATCGTGGAGTTTATCCTCCGCCATGTCGAGGTTTGAAAAATCCGGCGCGATATCCGTAGACGCCGCCCCGCCCGCGCCGCCACCGCCTCCAGATGCCTGATTGCTGGTAATCTGGTTGATCTCGTCGAAGCTCGCCATGCTCTTGCTCGCATCCTCAGCTGCGGAGCCTACCCCCTCGATTGCTTCTTTTTCCGCATTCAGCCCTTTTGCCGCTGCGACCTGCGCGCCCCAGCTTTTGCCGGACAGCATGCCGAAAAACTTTGCGATAGCTGTAACCACCTGTGTCAGAATGTCCACAAGCTTCACAAAAACGGGGATCACGACTTGAAGAATCGGCTGGGCAAGCGTCAAAAACGCCGCCTTAAGCCGCGCAACCGCTGCACGCGCCTCCTCGTTCTGCATGATTGTTTTCCCGAGCCATGTCCGCAGGCTTTGCAGCGCTCTAGTAATCAGAGAGAATACAAGGACACGCTTAAAAAGCCCGGAAACACGCTTGCTGAACGTGTTCATGCTGTCGGAAACATTTTTTGCGGCAAGCTCCATCCGTTCGGACGCGCCGCTTGCATTTGTAATCTCTCGCGTAAGCTCTCCTGCGCGTGTCTTCGCCGCGTCCAGCGCGGAGGTCTGCTCAATTACCTTGTCCGTAATTTTTGCGTACTTGCCGTCCAAACTCTCAACGATCTTGTCTTGCTCTTTCAGACGCGCTTCCTGTTCCCTAATCTGTGCAGCGACTTCGGATTGCCGACTATATGCAGAAATATACGCATCGGGAGATGCAGACACCTCGCCGGACGTGATCTTCCGAAGCCGCTCGGATTCCGCCCGCAACGATTTCAGCGCATTTTCTGCCTGTTTTGCGGATTCTTTCGCTGCGTCAAGCTGAGATTTCAGCCCACTTTGCTCTCCGGTGCTTTTCTTCAGCTCGGCTTCCATCTTGTCGATTTTCGCCGTCAGCTTATCAAGCTCCTTCTGCGCGTTTTTTGCGTCGACCTCCGCTTGCACAACGATTTTCCCATCTGCCATTTTCTCACCACCTTATTTTGAGACGCCCCACGCTGCCAGAATATCCTTTTCTGCGTCTGTGTAATTCGTTTTCAAATCAATAATTTCACGGTTTCGCCTGTAGAACTCTCGTTCCTGCTTGTCAAGAGGCTTCCCGCGAGATTTCTTGTCCCGGATACTTACCACATGGGCAAACAGGCTGTCTCCAATTTCCTGATAATAGGATAAAAACGTATACCAGTGCAGATATTCCAATGCACGGATTTCGCAACCTGCAATTCTGTTGATGGGCGCGACAATCATCTCAAAGTCCTGCTCCCACGACATCAACGTCGGCTGCTTTTTTTGCTCATTTGGGGCTTGCTCGTGGTCAATAAACCTGAAACATTTCCGCAGGGCTTCCTCATAATCTGAAAGCGGAATATCGTCAAAGTCAGGGTAGAATATCTCAAGGGCAGCAATGACGCGCTCCTCTTCCGTCAAATCTTTATCAGAAAGAGCGGCGAGGATATCCAGCACCGCTCTATAATCTGATTCAATCTGATATGTTTTGCCGTTTACCTCGGCTGACGTCGGGAGCGCGTAGATCAGCGCTTTCTTTTCGCCCATCTGTCCGTATACTGTTTTACTCTTGGGCTCAGTCTGGTTTTTTCGAGATCGAAACCAGCGTCCATCTCGTCGATGACAGCAAGCATAAGATTCGCCCATACCGGCAGACCATTTGCAAGCGCCATTACGTTTGTCCTGAACACTTCAGTGCAAATCGGCTTTCCAAAAATTCCGTCGATTTTTTCGCGAATCTCCGTGTCGAACTGATCTGCCAAATCGAGAATTTTTTTCGGGTCCGTCTCGTTTTCGGCGCGTTTTGCGTATTCATGCTGTCTGGATTCCAACTCTTCGAACAGCGAAAACAGCTTTTTCGCAAATTCGCTGTCCGTCGGGTTGAACTCTACACTCACGCCGCCGTTAATTTGGAAGGACTGTACGCCAGTATCAAATCTGATATCTGCCATTTATAGCCCCTCCTTACGCCGCAGAATCCGCCGTGAATGTAACTGCACCGTTGCTGCCGACCGCAGCCGTTCCGGTCGTGCGCGTACCGCCCAGCGTCACATCGAACGGCATGCCGACAAAGCCACCACCCTCACCGCCGAGGCTCGCGGGCTTGACCATTGTGCCGTCGTAGCGCTCTGCAAAGGCAGCGGTCTTTGCAGTGCCTGCGTAAAAATGAACGATAAGAACGTCCTGATTCGCCAGTGCTGCTGCGTCCTGGTCTTTGATAGCCAGGTTCCACAGCTTGACAAGCGCCGCGTCGCCTGCGTCCAGCTCGCACGGGTCAAAGCTCTGCGTGATGATGGGCTTCTTCATGGTGGTTCTTGTAGTGCCGAGGATATCCTTACTGGAATCCTCCTGCCAATCGTACTCCATGCTGGAATCCGTGACGCGCTTGCCGAACGGAGACCAGACAGGCGTAGACGACTCGCCGGTATTCAGGTATGCGATCAGCAATTCGCGGTCAATGGTCTGGTCAGCAGGGGTATTAAAGGTCATGTCTGCCATAATTAAATCACCTCATATGTCAGTTTCATAAGTATCTGATGGTCTTCTGTTCCGTCATCGTACCGGGCGAACAGAGCCGCACGGCTGGACGCTTCCACGCTCCGGACGCGCATGCCATCGCCCAAAGACGGATAATTTTGCATAGCCCAGTCTCCGAAGCGGTTCAGCATGGCGTCGCATTTTAGGCGCTTATCGTTGCTGCTGCCGGGGATGATACGGGCGATGATCTTAAATTGGTATTCTGCTTCATGCCCGCCAAGCAGGTATTTCCGTGTGATGTACGCGCCCTGAATAGCAGAAAGCGCCATGCTCGCGGAATCTGCGGCGAGAAATTCATAGTTGATCGTCGCGGCTGGCATATCGTCGTCAGAAAAGGAGTTCGCCCAGACCATCATCTTTCGGGCGATATCCTGTTCTTCTTCCGCTGACACCAACTTTTTCTGTTTTTCAGAGTCCATGTTTCACCGCCTTGTCCGCAACGCGGATCCATTTATCAAGGTTCTCAGCCTTTGAAGCCTCGAACCAGTGCGATTGTGCCTGCGCGTGTCCGGATGTCGTGAACACAAGGTTTTTGTCTGTCAGAACCTTCGTCCCACCCTTCGGTGCGTATGTGCTGCCCGTCTCCGGGTCAACCATAACTTTCCCGTAATACAAAAACCGTGCATACGGTCCCGGATAGATGATCGCATTACCGTCCACCATTGTTCTCTGGTCGAGAGAGCCCGTCAGGAACGGCACATATGGGCTTGTGTCCTTCCGCACCTGCGTTGCAACAATATGCTCTGCTTTGGTGCAGGCCTGCGCGAGCTTTTCCTGCAGCGCGTCAAATCCGTCTGCCTTTACGCTGAATTTCAGCATTACGAGCCTCCGACCTGCCAGTGCTGCATGGAAGAACTGCCGAAGTCCTTCATGTCCACCTTTGTCACTTTGTACACATCATCGTACAGCATCTCGATCTGTTCTTCCGTCTTGTCCGGCTCGACTACTTCGCCCTTCACAAAGAATGTTGTGCCGCCGTTACCGTCCGTAGATAGCGTCCAGATTTTTCTTTTATCAGTTGCGCGCCAGAACTCCTGCGGACCGACGTAGCGCTTTTCCGCACCTGTCACGCCGTCTACAGCAGCCGCAGAAAACGGAATGTACAGATTCACCGCATCTGCGCCTTCAAGCCCGCTCGCGCGGACGTTGGCAGCTTTCGACGCTTGGAGCATTACGCCGCGAATCACTGTGATATAGCGCTTCTGCGTGTCCTTGAAATCCTGGTCTTGCTCCTGCGTGACGTTGTAGATGGTTACAGTGTGTGGGGCGTACATGAAAAACACCTGCCTCTGTAGAGAAGCCCGGTATGGGCTAGATATTCACGCGCTACGCTTGCAAGGGCATTCTTCGCCTCCGAAGCCGCTTTCAATGCGGATACGGAAGAATCTCCGCCGCTGCGAAGCGTCCGGGAATAGCCGCCTACAGTCTCGCTCTGCAATTCTCCTTCTTCAGATGCAAGCCCGGCGGACACATTCTTTCTGGCAAGCTCCTGCGCTGTGTCGATCAGCATATACTGATCGACCAGAGCGCAGCAGCACATTTTAACGGCTTCGAGATCCGCGTAGTCTTTTACTCGGTTCTGCGTGTAATAATCGAGGAAGGAGCTGGCGCGGACGGCCAGACGCTGGAAATCCTCCTCATTGATGCTGCCGTAGTAGCAGCCGGAGTAAAATTCATAGTCGGCATAAATCATTCGTACCAGCTCCTTTCGTTTTTTACGAGCCGACCGTGACGGTAGCCGTGCCGGTCTTAGTGCTATCCTGCTTCGACTTTGCAGTGACGGTAATGCTCGTGGACGTCTCATTGGACGCAACCGTCAGCACGCCGCCTTCCGTGATAGACGACTTTGCGCCGCTCTGGCTCCACTCGACGTCGCCACTTACAATGCCTTCACCCGCAACAGAGGCGGAAAATGCTTTGCTTGCGCCCTTCGCCACGGTCGCGGTTGCCGGGGAGACAGTCACAGTGGAAACCGTTCCAGCCTTGCCGTAGACCGAGAACGGGAACGGATTGGCAATATCAACGTTATACGCGTTTACCGGGTTCGCGATTTCCCAGCCAAGCCGCATGACCGCACGCAGCGCAACCATGTCGTTCTGCATGAGGTTATACGTGATGGCCTTCGTGGTCGGATCCTGAATGACGCCCTCGGTGAAGATCTTGAACGTCATGTCCTGACGGATTGCATAGACCAACTGCGACCAGTCGCCGACGATCATCTGCGCCTGAGACGGGTCAAATGCACCGTTCATCGGGAAGTACATATCCATGCCGTCAAGGCCATAGCGGGTCGCGCCCTGCATATCGGACTTGAAGATGGGCTGGCCGGTCGTGTCTTTCAAGCCGCGAAGCTTTCCGCGCATCTGGATCGCGGACATAACGCCGTTCGGATTGAAGCCGTCAAGCTCGACCTTCGCGATCAGGCCGCCCTCGCCCATGATGTCGTCAAAGACGCTCGTACCGACGGGCACGCCGTTGCCAGCAGCGATGGCCGAAGGAACAACGCCGTCACGCCACGTGCTCGGCTTGTTCGTGCCGAACAGGATAGCCGCATCAATAACCTTGCCGAAAGCCTCGGTCAGTCTCGGGCGGACCTCGCCCCAAATGTCATAGTCTGCATCGTCCAGGGCAGCTTCAGGGATCGGAACGATGACGGCGATTTCCTCGGCGTACAGTTTCTTCTTGTCCCACGCCATCTTGGTGGTCTGCTTGAATGCTTCGCCAGCGCCAGTGTCGGTCGCTTCACCATTGACAAAGAATGCAGACGGCAGGGCGTCGAGCACGTTGATGGTCTGGGTCTTGCTGGACATATTCGCCAGTCTGCGGCCCATGCGCAGGACTGCGGACTCTGCGATAGCGCCCTGCATGATGTCACGGGTTACGGGTTCCGGAATAAGACCGGAAAGAGAATTGCGATCAATAGTCGGCATATATAACTCCTTTTCTTATCTGAGAGCGCCACGAATCAGGGCGTTCATCTGCTGATTTGCTGTGTTTTCCTTTGTGCCGCCTCCTGTCGGGGCTGTCCAGTCGAATGTTGCTTTCTTTCGGTTCGCCGTCAGCGCGTCGACAGCCTGCTCAAACGTGGTCTTGTCGTTGACCATCTTCATCGCCTTGAACGCGATAAACTCGGCATCCTCGCCGGTCAAACCCTTGCTCAACACATACTTGTCGCGCCGCAGCTGCTCGACCTCTGCCTGCGATGCGGTCAGGGCCGCTTTGCTGTCCGCAAGATCCTTCGCCTGCTTGGCCTGCCGTTCCTGCTCGGTCTGCTGGCTGTCCTTCCATGTCCGGTATGCGGTGATTTCTTCCTCGCTGGGGTACTTTCTCCGTTCTCGGTCAAGCCGCGTCTGAATCATCTTGTCAACATCGGCCTGCGTAAACGTCTTTTCCTGCTCAAGCGCAGTGTTTTCCGTGCCCTGCACGTTAGGTTCTTCTGACATAAAAATCTCCTTGTTTAACGACCTGTCGGTCGGTATTGATAAATAAGAAGAGCCAATTTGAAAATGGCTTCGGCGGCTTTTTTGCTTCAGCCCAGTCCATACACCTTTGTCCTTCCTCGCTGCTCCGGCAATCCTGCGGCCTTGCTGAACCTGCTATATTCTGCGTTCAGCCGCCGAATCTTTATGTTCGCGGCGGTCGCGTCTTCGGAAAGCCCAGCTTCTTTGTATGCGTTTCTAAGCTTTTTCTGTGCGCGGATTTGCCGCTCTATGCGGCGCTGCATCTGCGTAGCTTCATAGGCTGTGTAAGTCTTTCCGTCAAACGTGCAGCCAAGGCCATCGTCGATATGCTCAAGCTGTTCGTCTGTGTAAGTTCGCTCCGAAACTCCCGGAACAAACGGGTATTTGTGATGCCTACAGTTTGCGCCTGTCAGACCGTCAACATATCCGTAACCAGTCGTTTCCACAAGGTCATCGTAAAGCCCCAGCGGGTCAGGTTCGCCGCTTTCGCTCTGGTAATAGACTTTCCCTTGCCAGTCCTTGTGGCTCGACCACGGAGAATGGCCGGGCTTGTCTCGGGCACCGGAATGTGCGGATATCTCAAAATACCGCGTCTGCAGGTATTCTGCTGACTGCTTTGTATATTGATCGCATATCTGGTTGACGCCGGTCATCACCGCGCGGCGCACGGCGACGTCGATCTGGTCAACATGGCCGCTTTCATAATTGACCGTTTTTATGCCGCTCTTTGCAAGCTGCTGCACCGCTGGCTTGATGGCCTGATTATAGCTGACCGCGCCGGTCTGGATCTGCAGGGCGGCAGAATCGAGTGCCCATTGGTACGCTTTGGCCGGGCGCAGCATGGTCCTGCCGTTATCCACCAGAAAGCCCATAGAATCTGTGATATTGTGAAATTCATCAAGTGTCTGCGCCCGGATCGCGGCGATCACAGGCGCATCGACCAGCATTTCTGGCTGCGTCAGCCCCGCCATATCAATGACGTCGGTATAATACTTCTGGTTTCTGGCTATTACATCGTCAAAAAGCTTGTTGAGCTTCTTTTCACTGATCCCAGATGTTTTCTGGATGGCCTTTTCGACGTCTTTTGTATCGATGCCATGCAACCGCAGCGCCCGAATCGCCTGAACCGTCACTTCGTTCAGCTGATCTTTCAGTGCAAGGCGGCTGCAAATCTCATCAAGCAGCGCATCTTCAAGTCCTCGGAAGAGTTCAGCGAGTTCTTCGGGAAGTGCATCAAGCAGTTCCGGAGTAAATGGATAGTGCGCCATTACTCGACCTCATCCTGCCCATCGGTCGTCATATCCTGCATTTTGGGAAGTGCTGCTTTTGCGGTCTCCTCGTCTTCGTTCATCCACTTCATGCGGAACTCCCAGTCGTTCATAATCCCAGCATTAAGAAGCTGCATATCGCGAGAAAAGTCAGTGGCCTTATCCTCAATGATAGAATCGTCGAAATCAATGCTGATCTCCACATCCTCGTTCAGCCCCGCGTTCATCGCGGTATTCCCAAGCCGGAGAAGGATCCGGCATAGTTCTACAAGCACCTGTTCGAGAACAATTTCATGCTTTTTGATGGTGCGGAACATGGTGCTGTTCTCGCTGATGACCTGTGTGGCTGTCGCGACGCTACCGCCATTAAAACGGTAATAAGTCTCTCCGAAGCCACACTTACTGGACAGCATGTTCAGATGGTCTTGCAGGCCCACATTCAGTTGTTCCGTCCGAAGGGTCGGGGAAATCGTCTCCACAACGTTCCCTTGCTGTGTATCTTCCGGGAGCAGATAAAAGCGCCGATCATTGTCATCAAGCGTCGGTTCGTCGTCCTCCCACCTTGTAGCGGGCATTTTGATCATCATCATCATTGGGCCGTTTTCAAACTCATTGACGTAACAGTCATAGGCGCAATCCACACCGCACAGAACATCGATTGCATTCGCATACACGGAAATGCCAACCGGAAGCAGATAATCAAGGTTATTTGCAATGTTCGGCCGGTCGATGACAAACTGCCGCTTGTCGCTTCCCGTATGCACCACGGGAGGGATCCGCTCAAATCCCGGAACCTCTGTCAGCAGAGCGTCAGAAAGCGTCTCGTTTTCGTAGCGGTAAATACTGTTCTCGATGACGTAAAGGCCGTTTTCGTCCTTCCGATGGATTTGCAAGTACAGGTAATTCTTTCCTGTCCGCGTGACCATGCTGTCGAACGCGCATTCCGTAATAATTCCGTTTTGCCAAGCCAGCGGGAAAATATGTTCGATCGTCACATAGTCTAGCTCGATGCTAGAAGCTTCGCCCCGCACGATCTCGCCGCTCTCGTTGACAGCTTGACCTACTACGCGGGGGATGTATGCCACGGTTCCGAGTGCAGATTTCATTTCCTGCATCTCGTTCGACTTGACCGTAAAGTTGTTTGCCGTCAGAACTCTGTCGACAAACTCCTGCTCTCTCCGGCCTTTGAGCGTGATCTGGACTTTCTCATTCATCAGAAGATTTGCCCAGTCTTCGCAGACCTTTTTCGCCATGCCGAGACTTGCGCGGTTGCATTTTGTCCACTTGTGGCCGTTATAGCGTCGATACTGATGGAAGCCCTTGACTTTGCCAACATACCACGACTTCCAAAGGGATACGTATGTATAAAAATCCTCCGGGATCGTTGTATATCCAAGCTCTTTCAGCTTATCGATAACCGTCATGCAATAACTCCCATTCTGCGGCTTACGGGCTCTAGGGCATACCGCGTCGCGTCGATCAGGTGATTGTTCGCGTCTGGGTACCCGCTGATGATATCGCCGTCTTTGTTCCTTTCGTATTCGTAGCCGACAAACTCATCATAAGCGTGCGGCGTTCGTTTTTTGTCAATAACAATCGTTCTGCGCTGCAGAAACTTCATTCCATACTCGACTGACCCGGGACCTTTGATAGCTTCGTATGATGGAAGCCCCATAGCCCGAAGGTCAGCGACACTCTTTGGCTCTGCGCTATCACAGACGATGCGCACGTTCCCATATCCGCGCTTCTTGATCATCGTTGCGCTCTGCTCGTTGGATAGCTTATTCTGGTATATCTCGTCGAGCAGATAGATTGTTTCCCGTGCCTTGTCATAATACAGCCGGATAAAAGCAAACGGATCCGGGAACCAGCCGAAGTCAACGCCCTGGTAGATCTTATCGAATCTTTTTACCTCGTCGTCCGTGATCTCCCGCAGCTCCAACTTTTCGAAAACGTTGCCGCCTGTGCCAACCGGAATGCCGAGGTATTCGTGCTGATATGCCCGCTCGTCCGTGGCCTTCAGATGTTCGGCCTCAGAAATAAACTGTTCGCCCAGCCACTCGGGCGGGGCATCCAAGTATGTAGATTTGTGGCACAGCCGATCAGCGCGCTCTTCCAGGCTATCTTTGTTTGCCCAGTTGTCGCGGCTGATTGGCGGGTTATAGCTCTCGAAATTCCAGAACTTCGACCCGCCGCGCATTGTAGACTGCAAAATCGTTCGGATTTCCGCCCGCCCGGCAAACTGGTCTTTTTCCTCAAAGTGCGTAACAGCAATATAGCCGAACGGGACCTTGATGGATTTGATCTTCATCGGGTCGTCCGCGCCTCGGAACATGATCTTCTGTCCTGTAGGCTTATAGATCAGCTCCATCGGAGAGACTTTCGCCTCCCAATATTCTGCCGCGCCAAGTTCCCCGATTGCCCAGACATACTGTGCATAAACGCTATCACGAATGGTATTCGCGACCTTGCGAAGCACCAGAGCGTGGCAGTTCCTGTTTTCCTCCTGCATAAGCAGGGTTGGGACGATGATGGACACAAACGAGGATTTCAGCGAACCTCGCCCGCCACTCTCATCGTAGTGCGTATGCCCATGCTGGAATACGTCACGTGCCACGCCATAAAAGGCGGGCCCGATCTTTTCGGATAATCGAACATCAGACATCGATAATCACCCGCACTGCATTTTCCGCATTTGGTTTAAGCTCTGCTGCGGCCAGGCGTTTTGACAGACTGTCAGCGGCTTTCAGGCGGTCGGAAAGCGAAGCATCAATGCCAAATTGGTCTTTGACCTCTCCGCGCATAACAGCAGAATAAAATTGCAGCACTTCGTTTGCGTCAGCGACCAGCGCGGCGTCCTGTTCTTCCATTCTTCGCTTAATATAGGAAGAAATCTGTAGTTTTCTTAAGTTTTGATTCCCAATTTCGCATGCGGAGCTTTCTTTATACCCTGCCTTTTTCGCGGCTTCTGTTGCATTTCCAGACTTTAAATATTCTTCGCAGAATCGTTTCTGCTTCGGCGTGAGCTTTTCATCCGCCATCGCTATAACGGCTGGCCAGCAGTTTTACCACATCCGCGATCTGGTAGGTCTCCAGCAAAGTGACATTCTTCGGTTTTTCATCAGGTCTGTACTCGTAAACCACGTATTTTGTCACCATCCTGTCCCTTTTCTCGGAATATGCCTGCATTTGATTGATTTTTATCTTGATGCCCTTGTGCATCAGCGCAGTTTGCAGCTTGTAAGCAAGGGCGCGTAAACTCGCCATATTGGCCTCCTTTGTTTCGCCCTTTCGTTCCTGTATCTCCTGGTATAAATAAATAAATTTATTTATACCGGAGAATACAGGAACAAGGAGGAGAAAAGATCCGCAGAACGCTGCGTAGCCGATGGAAAGGAATGAAACGAGGAGCGTAGAATATCTCTACGCTCCTAACTGTAAACCATATTTTTGGCTCTGGGACGCAGACTTTTTTACAAAAGCCCCCGTTTTTGCCCCACCAGCCGAATAAATTGCCTGTGCCACTCCTGCGCGGTACGCTCCGAGACGTAGCACGCAAGCGCAGCCCCCTGCAGCGTGTGCGTCCGCTTCCAGAGGACGAGA